TTCGCGGGAATCCAAACGGCTTATACCCAAAAGCCAGACCGTCGCATTTTGCGCGTGACCGGGTTATATTTAGTTGGAATAACCCACCCGAAGGCGGTCCACCGGGAGTCGCACCCGGTTGTAACCAGACTTTCATTATTTGCCCACAATAGCAGGGTTGCCGTTACCTGCGACTGGATCAACTAGCGTCTGACCGGGGTTAAGCACCATTGGGGACAGCGGTTCTGGCTCTGGTTCCGGCATATCACCGATCAAGTCGTATTCTTCACGTATATTCTCACGAACCTCGTCCTGATCTATTGCGCCGAGATTGACATAAATCGCTGCGGTTTCAGCCTCAACCTTTTTAGTTTGAGCCTCTTTGTATTCAATTTCGGCTTCGTCTTTTTCACTTGGAGGTGCAAGCGGGCAAAATTCAATTGTGTATTCGCCGCCATCGCTAGTACCATCGCTAGACGCCAACAAAATAAGGCTAATCAATCGGTCAAGCGGTTTGCGGTATTGGTCGTTTTGCCATGCTTCAACTTGAGAATACCAACCTTCTTTAGATGAATCGTTGCCACCCAAACCGCCGATAATACGACCCATTAAAAATGTGGGGTGTTGCGATACTGCGCTCAAGGCTTCAATATTTGATTCTGTAATATCTTTCACACCCGATAGCGTCATACCTTTGATTTCATAGCTTTCATCAGCATCAATGACGACTGTATTCAGCGCACCGCGTACCGAATCGACAATATCAATTCGCTTTCGTACTAAATCCTCACCTTCTTTTGTAGATACTTGATCTGACAAATTCGGGATACCGTGAACCGCTTGCTGCATACGTTCAAGCAAAAGCAATTGCAATTTATAGCTTTTATCAAGTCGTGATAATTGAGTAAAGCATTTTTGAATAACTGAAGCGCCCCAACCATCGTTAGCCACGCGAATCGAATTCGGCACCGATTCACCATCAAAAACCAATACCCGGCTTTCGTGTACTTCATAACTCGAACCGCCTGATTTTGGCGAAATTCGCCATATCTCAACTTCACCATATTTTGCGTTATTTGGGTCATCATAACGCTTATCACAAATGGCTTCATAACGATCATACACACGCATGAATTCAACGCCCTTTACGTTTTTTTCATTTAGAGCATCTTTAAGTGTGCCGCCGTCATCCAAACCCAAAATAATAATGCCACCACCAAACGCATTGCGCCATTTAATAGCCTCATTGAATCGTTTTGTTGCTTCCAATTCTTCCAACCGGCTTTTAATTGATTCGGTTAGACTTTCTTCTAAACCTTCAATCTCAAACCCAGCGCGAGTCATTTCCTCTGCGGCGGTATCACAAATCAATCGCGCAAATCCATTATGGATGTATGCTGATTCGAGAATTGGTTGCGAAAGTAAATGACCACCGGCCATCATTTCAGCACTGTAATTTGTAGAGCGCCCACGCCTAGCATTTGGCATAAACGCATTGAAATAACCATCATCAACCCGAAGCGTCTTTTTATTTGTTTTCGTAACCATGATTTTCCTAAATTAGATTGGACAATTTAAATCCGTTTTCTGGAGCAAAGGCCATAACACAAGCGTCTGCTAAATTTGGCGACATTACGCCGCGTTTTTTCATATCCTTTTTTGATTCGATAAATACTTTACCATTAATCAAGTCTCTGCGGGGTTGCGCTAATTCAGCGGCCAATTTGCCCACATTAAGCATGGTTGAGTCAAGGCTAATTAATTTGTCTTTATCAAAAGGTTTTCCGTTGATTGCGTCGTAAGTATTTTTGAAACGATCACGCATTAGCCACCAGCTTTGTGCTTTTAAATCCCTAAACATATCCTTATTGGTTTTACCCGGCATGTAATTGGCATCTGGATTTAATGGTGACTCGTTAGCAGTAAATCCACGATACTGTGGCAATTTAACTTTGTGACCCATTGGCCCGGAACGCACTTTTACTGCTTCTTCACGGATAGCCCCTTTGGCTCCGGCCCCGACCCCGATATTATCGTAGGTTACTGTGTCCATGCCCATTTGAAGCGAGTTGCTGAAAACAAACCGGGCCGCAGTATTTGGATCATCGTCTTTCCATTCTTCAGACCCTCGTACAACGAAGCCATGCCGCCACACAAAGGCGTTTTTGTCCTTACCCTCGTCGGCCACGTCAAAGCCCGCTATCCAAGCGCCAGTAGGCTCTACAGCCAGCTTAATGTGGGCATCTATGGCGGCGGCTATCCAAAGCGGTTTAATCACGGCTAAATCGCTATTTCCAACCGGCTCACCCTCATAGACGTGTAAATATAGTTCGTAATCATTCGCCTTCATCAACTCCATATCAATACGGAGTTCATCGGGAAACCGTGGGTTTTCGGTATAGTTGACCTTTAATACCACACAATAACGACGCATGACTGGCCCGCCATTATCATCTACAAGCAATTTTCCGCTTGGGTCTTTAGCTTGTACGTAATCGGGATATTGTCTGTCCGTGACAAACATAGTATGGGTCGCTGATAATGGGTCATCTGGATTGTACGAAACCCACAATTCAGAGCCATCTTTACGCAATGTCGGGATAAGGAATTTCCAACTTTCACCGGATACGTTTTCAGCTTCTTCAACCCATGCGGCGTCAAAACCTGCATACCCTTTCAGTTTTTGTTGATTCCGAAATAGGCCGTCAAATTTAATTACGCCACCTGATAAAGGGCAACTAATTTGCCCTTTAATAATTTTGAAATAATCAGTTCGCCCGGTGCGTTCAATTTCATCAATAAATTCTTGATAAACCGAATCATCAAGCGACTTCATCACTTCGCGGAAACAAACTAGACGCCATCCATAATATTGAACATTATTCAATAATATAGTTACAAAGGTTCGCGTTTTTGCCGATCCCCGGCCACCATATTCAACCTTAAATCGTGCGGGTTGAAGTAATGGTAGATGAACCGAAAAGATTTCAGTAATTGCCGATTCCAACGGGTCTAACTCATAATCGTTATTTCGGTCGAATCCCATTATTCGTTAACAATCTTATAAACTGGCGCAGTCGGCATTCTGCGCGTGTTAATATCTAGCGATTCGGCTTTGACAATAAAACCCTGCAAGTCGGCAATTAATTTAATTGCGGCATTCTTTTCTTTCGCCGGGGTCATCGGGTGATCGTAAATACTCATTGCCATAGCAATCAGTTTCTTTTTGCTGGGTAGCTCTGGATTTTCGTATTCCGTTGTTTCCTTGATCCGTTGCATTTCAGCAATAACTTCGGGATCATTAGGCCATGAAAAAGTGATTTGACAAGCCCGACCCCGTTCCCGTTCGGATGGGAATAGCTTTAACGCAGCCGCAAAGGGCTCGTTAGGGGTTTCAAGTAAAAAGGCTGCGAAAGCAGCCTTTAGGTGAGTATCTTCGGACATAACCGCACTATACCATTATGTCGGGCAGTTTTTATTAACTTGGCGATTATGGGCCAACAACTGCCTAGCGGTCATATCGGTTAATTTGTCATTACTAGATATTGATATAACACGCACCCATCGACACGAAGTATCTACAGTAAAGATTTCCCGCTTAATCTCGGGAATAGTCCCTACGCAACTCGCGCATAGCATCGCCATCATTAAGAGCGTCAATTTCATCACGTACTTTTGCGGCATTATCGGATGACCTCAATTGCGCTTCAGTAGCTTTGTTATTAGACTCCAAAATCCTTGCAGTTTCGGCGTTGTTGGTTGCGATTCGGTCAATTTCAGCTCTTTCTGATTTGGCATTTCGATATGTTGTAAAGACGCCTGCGACGATTGCGGCAATTGCTGCAATGATTGTGCCGATAATGTATTCCATAATTTACCGCCTTTTGTCAAATAAACGTATTCAAGTTTTTGAATATCATGCATTTTTTGATCTTTGTAATTTGCGCCGGGTAACGATGCCCACAAATTAGAAACTGCCATCACAGCTTTTCGGAATTCACCAGCTTCGATCATCGGTATGGCATGGCGCTCTCGAATAAGCTGGATTGCTCTAGCGTCTTGTGCTTCAGGCGAAAACGGTCCGTTCGGCCAAAGTTTCAGGTTATCCAGTTTCAGCAATTTTGTGTAATGTTCATAATCTTTGAACATAAATTGATAACGCCCTGATGCTGACGAAAACAAACCCTTATTATTTATTCGCTTGGCAGGTCGATTGATAAATGGGTGCTTTGTGTAATCAGTAAACACCTCAGTGGTGCGAACTACCCCATACGGCACATTTTCAATACCGCTGACGATAACGTCATATCCATCATCTTTTGTCAATGGGTGGGTACTTGTACCTTCTGACACCGCTAGCATATCCAAAAATGCGTTTAGATTTGCACTGATGCCTTTTAAGCGTGCCATTATTTACCCCCTTGAGCGTTGAGTTTTTCCTGTTTAACTAAACGGGAAACCATACCCAAAACAAATAGCGCAATTGTAACATGCATCAAATATTGCTGCGGAATATACGCTTTGACTTCATCAGGCAAGTTAGCCCAAGCTGCAATAAGAATGTCCGGTGACATAGTAATCCAGCTTAACAAAACTGTCCCCATTGCGGTAAAGCGCAGTGACCACATGCGCCAGAATGAGCGCCATTGTTCGATTAGACGGACTTGCATTTAGCCGTCCCATCCTTCAAACTGAATAGCGTATCCATCACCTTCGATTGCAAAACCTACGCCTTCATTATTCATAGTATCCACCTCGTTGTTCATTTCGGCACCCATCGTTGTTTATCAGCAATTGCATTTACTCGAGAATTCAATTCTCCGATTGCTTGCGCGTTTCGAGAATTCAATTCAGAAACACTGTTAACCTGCCCGCGCAATTCAATAACGGATGATCCGATTGAATTTTGCCGTTCGTTCAAACTACTAAACATTTGGTCATTTTTTCGGATTGCTTCCGCGATATAGTCAACTTTGACATAAATTCCACCAATTGAAATTAGTGCAAGTATTGCAGCCGCCACCATTGGCCAAAATTTTAGCAAGATGTGGCCTGTACTTTCTTCAGCGCGTCGGTCGTTATGTGTGGGCATTTTAGAGAAAACCTTTAGATTATCCATAGACCATCATCAGACGGCCTACATAGCCGAATCATAACCCATAGTCAGCCCATTTTACGGGCGTTCCTCCCATCGAAGTTTGAGAATGCCTGTAGAAACTCCATTGCTAGGGTTGCTCACTCGTAAATAAAGCGGTATCGCAGCCCTTCCGACTGGTGAATCGGATTCGATAATTGTGGTGGTGCTATTGTTAGCATTACTACCAGCCAAAGCATCTATTAAATCTCGAATGGTTCCACCTGTATGAGTTCCACCGTAAGCAAATGTAGTTTGGGTGATGTAACCGGATGTAGTGGGCATCCCATTAGCAGGAAATACCGCCATCGGTGTGGAAAAACTGCCACCTTCAGTACCACCCGATACAGCCTCCACGCGCAGTTCCCCGACTGTCATTGCCAGCGTGAACATCCCCAAAATCATCGGGACTGCACAATTGAGTTTGTATATACGACTGGCACCTGCGGATAGTGATACTTCACTGAATGCCCGGAATTCACGACCTGCAAAAAATCCGGTCTGACCTACATCAACGCGAATGCGGCGATATGCACCGTTGTCATCAGTAAATAGATCGTCCGGGATGACTTTGTAGGGCACTCCAGCCGGGTCTGCAAGCACGACAGAGTGAAATAGATGGCCGTTGATTAGTAGTTGCATATCACAGATTCTAGCCACAAAAACAAAACCCCGCAGAAATAAATCTTGCGGGGTTTTGAACTAGCTCAACCTAGACTAGATGTTAGCGCATCTTTGTTTCGGGATATAAGTTTTTACTTGATGGTTCCAGCATCAAGTTTTAATAAGCACTACAGCGAAACGCAATAATAAGCATGTTGGAAGGAGTAACGAGGTATGACCTACCCCGGCTTATTCTTTGCGACCGGCTTTGTGCCTAAGTTATTTATTCAGCAGTGTCAACGGGAACACGGAATACTTTAGCGCCTTTGACTTCAACGCCGTCAATCATTTCGCTACCGTCAAACAATTTGAACTTGCGAAGTTGGCGAGTAACGGGCACAGTTACGCCCTTGCGGTTCACGCGGGTTTGACCTTCGACCACTTCAGCATAGCGGGCGTTGGCCCCGGTAACTGTAGATGCCATCGAAGTTACGGCAACTTTTTCGCCAGCGTCGGGCACAAAGAAGTATTGGGCAACTTCCAATGCATCAAATGGGTAGATCGACTTGCGGCCAGCACTCACACCACCAGTGCGGCGAGTGGACGCGGGGATTTCGCCGGTCTTGATTTCAAAAACGCGAACTGGTGTAGATGTTGTAGTGGATTGGGTAGCGGGGGCTTGTTCAGTTGTCATTTCGGTACTTTCGTTTTGGTTCAGGTGTTTGGCGGTTGCACGTGTGGCAAAGTCGCCGGATTCATTTTCAAGGGTTCGATTCACAATAACGTCACCGGATTCAATCAGCGGGTTATGAAACGCCGCGCAAGTGTACACGAAACTATCTTCTTTGGTGGCTTCAATCACAGATTCGAGTGAATAAGTGAATGCGGCTACTTCGATAACGGCTTCAGGGGTTGCGACTGCTTTAGGTTTGCGAGGTGATGCCATGATTAAATCCTATTTGGTTGATTGGTTATGTCTAAGTGACAGCGTAATTATATACGTGGAATTCGGGAAAGTTAGTCAGTTACAAAAATAATTTATTCGGAAACACGGTAGTAGATTGCCAATGCCCCAAAACCCATAGCAATGGTATAGGGATCGAGCCATTGTGAACCTAAAGCAGCAAGCCATAAATTGCAAAGGATTAGGTAAAGTGTAGAATTTTTCATAGTAGGTTACTCAGTTACAAAAATATATTCAATTTTATTTGCTTTGAATACTTCTTCAGCCGCTTTAGCCGATTCTGTCCAGTCTGGTGATGAATGCCCACAATAAGCCACCACGCGCTTAATGCCTGAATCGACAATCTTTTGAGCGCAATTGACGCAGGGGTAAAGTGGTGAAACGTACAGGGTGTACCCATCTATATCGCCAAAATGCAACAATTCGCGTTCTTCAGTTGCTAATTGGGCAATTGCATTCACTTCGGCGTGAATAACAACTTTATGCTGTTCATCACGCGACATAGCTAGAAAAGCTTTGTCGTCATAGCCCCGTGGTGGGCCGTTATAGCCCATTGAAGCAACACTACGGTCAGGTCTAACTATCACAGCACCAATGCGCTTGCGTGGCCCTTTAGACCACAAACCTACGGTTTTGGCTAGGTTTAAAAATCGTCTGTCCCATTTGGGTAGGTCTGAATATTTCATTGGATAATCCAATACTCGGCAAATTCACTATAACTAACTTCAAATTCATCAATTAGGTTGCTGTACCCATTAAATACCCATATTTCAATATCACCCTCTTTAGCTTCAATTTCTTGCAGCTTTTCGATTAGTTCTTTGATTTTCATTTTGCGATACCTCTCCACATTTGATTTTGACAAGATGACACGAAATTACGATTGTGTTTTGTATCAGCAGAGTGGATAGTCTTGCAAAACCCACCCCATCGTTCGCCATTCCAATATTGATAAGTTGACCACGCTAGTTCGAGACATTTTGTCTCATACACGCCTTTACGAACCGGCTTAATGTGTGCAGGATACCATTCTGTAAGTTTCATTTTAGAATCCAGTCTGGTTTAGTATATTACTCGAATGGATAGGGGATTCACCTTTCAATAAATCCCAAACGGCTAACTTCGAGCTACCGTCATCACGACCCAATCCACTCATATTTACATTATGTTTAATACAAAGTTCTTTCAATTCCTTAACAAAATTATCGAATTTTTCGGATTTATTGGTCATTTTATTTCTCCAAGTTGTAATACCACTGTAAAACTTCAGCGGCTTCGAGCCAACTATAACACACTTTAGCAATGTAACCCTGTGAAGTTACATATAATCCAAAAACATTTTGTTCTGCACTGCAACCGTTAACGGGATTCTTTGCGGATTTGAGTGACGGCTTCTTCAGTTCGATATATAGCCCACAATAAGACCCTCTACGCAAAGGCCAGAATGTATCCAGTACGCCCGCTTTAGTACCACTGGCCTTCATCGCAGCGCCTTCAATCTGGCGAGACTTCAGATCACCCGAGCGTGTGCCATTGGGGATTGAGTGGTAGTAGGCTAGTTCCGGGATCATATTGACCGTACCGTCAGCCGCATTTTTGTATGCTTTGTTGTCGAGCGCATTCTCAAACCCTACCCGTTGCGCCTTTGCGGTAAAGCAAAAGAGTGCGGCTTGATGTGAGAATTCGCTATCTTTAGCTAGTTGCCAAGGGGTCATGATAAAACCCAATCGTTATCAAAACCATAGATATATGCATCAACTTTTTACTAAAAGATGTGTAAGAATTACGATATTTAAATTGATACCATTTTCTGTACCAAATTGAATAAAATCCGAAAAAATCTTCGCGAACTTGATATTTTGTTTTAAACATAATTAGCACCATGCCCAAAATTTATGCACTACTTTACCAATAACGGAATCCGACAATTGCCGTTTAAGTTTCGCCAATGCGGCTTTGCTTCGGATGTTCTTAACCTTCTTCAGCAGGCCCCGCTGCAATCGGGTGGCGTCTGCATCCATTGTGGGCAGAACTTCCCAATACGAACCCTCTTCAGTGTTCACACACCCCTTATGTTTACCAGTGAATTTCGAGCCGATACGCGGCAAAATTGGAAGATAATTTGTGGTTTTCATTTCGGTTACTCTTTGTGTGTGGTTATTTCTGCAACAGCTTCTTTAGGACCATACTTACTAATCGTGTATAAATTACCGTCAACAATTACATGCGTGTAATTGCCTTGATTTATATAACCTTTCCAGTTTAGTTCATCAGACCAAGGGCCATCAGTGTAATGCCTTTTTGCATCCCATTCATTAGCAAATTCTGTGCAGTCTAATATTTTCATTTCGGTAGCCTTTTAAGTGCGATTGAGGTGTGCCAGCAAACGGTCTGCTGTTTCTTCATCATAACAAGCGGCAAGCAGTTCGCCACTTGGCGTCAAAAGTTCCCAATTGCAAAATTCTTCGTTGTATTTTTTGGTGTACATAATTGCC